CATGTTCCTGGTTCCTCTGCCTTACGTTAAGTGGTTTTCTATTTGCGCTGCTATACTCCTGTTTTTGTATTATCGATCCAGACGTATTGTTCATTCGTTTAGGGTCTTGAATTACCGCAAATTAAGTCATGCTGATACTAGAGTTAGTACCCATATGCCCATTCAGGCCTCCCCTGAAGATGTCGTAGTTGCTAGGGTTAGTTATACTAGAGAAGGACTTGATCTAGACCACTTTCTTGAAGTTCTTGAACATGTTGATTTGATCTTGGTTGGTGTATTTTCTTTGTTCGTAAGTTCTTTAGGGTTTTTGTTGTTTTGGCCGCTATTAGCTTACCATTTGTTCACATCTGGCAGTCTCTCAGTCACTGATGCCAAGGATGTTGTTTTGTGTTGGTATGATGAAGTTGTAGCTGAGTATTATCGAAGACCTCTGACTTTGTTTGATGATTTAGCGCACACTTACATTCTTAAGACACCTTTGTATGTGGTACGAAGAAACTTGTTCCCTCAATTGTTGGATGATACTCTTTTTGTCGGCCATTTTCGGGTTGCTGCGCTACAACAAGACCGTGAAGAGCGTTTAAACGTGCCTACAAATACCTCACTGGTTACAAGACTAGTGAGGTTGTCTGTCCAAAACGTCTTCCGGTTCGTGGCATTAATGTTACTGTTCGCCTGCGCAATAGCTTGCCTTCAATACATGCTCGTCTCTTCGGGCCTCTTTGTTGCTGCATGCCCTGTTACCCAGACAAACATGATCCGATTAACCACAAACACGCTCTTGAACAGCGCCTCGGAGTCGTGTTGCCCTCTTATTCCCGTAAACTGCTCAGACAACTCAAACATTTCGCTATGTCTTACGTGCTCCGAAATTACGATCCTATCCCCTTCAATGCTGACGTTTCAAGGGAATCTTACTTGGCGAAATTGGACGCTCCAGAGTCACGTAAAATACAGCTTCGGGATGCTGGTGCTAAACTGGACACAAGAGGTCTTTGCCCAATTGACTTTAAAGTCAAAACCTTCATTAAACTCGAAAGTTACAACGTCTTTAAATATCCTCGACTTATTAACAGTAGGTCGGACGTTTTTAAGATCTACTTCGGGCCATATGCGAGACTTATGGAAGAGATTGTCTATCGAGATAAGCATTTTATCAAACATGTCCCAGTTCTCGACCGTCCTGCCTTCCTTCAGGAATATCTCTTTCGCCCCGCTAATCGCTATTTCGCGTCAGATTATAGCAAATTCGAGCGGCATTTTGTCCCCGAAATCATGGATGCGCTCGAACTCGTGCTCTATAAGCATCTCCTTCGCAACTTTCCCGCTGTTTATAATACTGTTGACCGTGTTTTCACTTCGAAAAATCATCTCTGGTCGGAAGGCCTCACAGCTGAAATCGAAGGAACGCGGATTTCAGGCGAAGTTACGACA